ATATATAATTTTGACGATGTTTTCACAATAACACCTGAGCAGGGTGCTAAATGGCACTTATTGCAAACAATGGCAGGTGATAACACCGACGGATACTCTGGAGTACCTACAATCGGCGTAAAAAGAGCCGAAAAAATTTTTGAGGAAAAGGGATATACTTGGAAAGCTGTAGTGGAAACCTTTGAAGAAAAAGGTATGACAGAAGACGACGCCCTAGTTAACGCTAGACTTGCAAAAATATTAACTGCTGATGATTATGACTTCAACAAAAGAGAACCTAAACTTTGGTCCCCCTCCTCCAATTACAAAATTGACGACGGAACAGGATCTAAAAATGAGACTGATAAAGGACAAACTAAATAGAGATGACGTTAAAAAGGAAGATATCATTACAGTATTCTTAGCGTTACAAAAACAAAATTTTATATTAAGTAATTCTTTAATGAATTTAGTAGAAAGTTGGCCGAAAGAGCCACAGGCAATGTTTGGTATTTTAATTTAATGACAACAGAACTAATCTCCCGTACTGGTCGGGTCCAGTCTTGGCTGGATAACCCAGAATCACGCCTACCAGTTTCATGTACTGTATTCGTAGTCGAGGACACGATGGAAGGTCCCGATGGTATAGAAGCCAGCTGGAGGTTTGTCTCTCATGCTCTCCGATACGGAGCAGGAGTAGCAGTCCACTTATCAAAGATCAGACCTAGAGGTCACGAGAATGGTAAAGGTTTAGTTGCTAGTGGACCAGTATCATTCGCAAAAATTTATTCTAGTTTAAATGAAACATTACGCAGAGGTGGGGTCTTTAAAAATGGTGCCGTTGTTGCTCACCTTGACATTGATCACCCCGATATTCTTGAGTTCGTGCAAACGCCCAGAGAAGAACTCGCATGGATTAAACGATGTGTTAACGTCGATAGAGAAAAATGGTCCACTTCAGAAGATAGAACAAAGAAAGCTATTCTTGGAGGCATTGCAAGAGGAGACATTTGGCTCAACAAAATAAAACATGACAACGACAACAACCGAATCAGAGGCAACGTTTGCTTGGAGGTATATTTGCCCTCACGAGGAACTTGCCTCCTGCAACACGTCAATCTCGGTGCCTGTAAAATCGAAGACTTGCAAAAAGCTTTCGCTACAGGTATGTCGAGCTTGTGCGATCTCCATGGGAGAACAAATATTGAAGCTAGTGGAGAGTACCTCCCCAGCAAAACAGATAGGCAAGTTGGACTGGGGGTTCTTGGACTCGCCAACTTCTTAAGTAATAATAATGTAACGTATGCAGATTTTGCCAATGCGTTAGACAGAAAAACTTCAGAAAAACCTAGTCAAACTGCATTACATATTGTTGAACAATTAGAATTAGCCATAGGTGGAGCTGCACACATAGCTCGTCACAATAATATGGCACGTGCGTTTGCTATCGCACCTACTGCTTCTTGTTCATACAAAAGCAAAGACTTAAAAGGGTATACATGTACCCCAGAAATTGCACCTCCAATAGCAAAGAGTGTAGACCGTGACTCTGGCACCTTCGGTGTGGAAAGAGTTCAATACGGCGATGTCGAGATCGCCTCAGAAGTTGGTTGGGACGTTTACAAACGTGTAACTGATGGTTTTGTAAAACTTCTCGATGCTACGGGACTTCTTCATGGATACAGCTTCAACTCTTGGAGTGATGTTGTAACCTACGACAATGCGTTCGTTGAAGAGTGGTTGGAATCTCCTCAAACCTCCCTTTACTATTCTTTACAAGTAATGGGTGATACTCAGGATAAGACTAACGCTTACGCTGCTCTTGATCAGGACGAGGTTGACGATTACTTGAAAGAAATTTTAGATAATCCGATAACCTGTGACTGTCAAGAATAATGAAAGATCCTTATGAAAAACTCCTATCAAGGAAAAGAAAATGGACTCCAGTTAAGCCAACGGCTGGAGCCTTTAAACACGGAGCTGAAGAAACCATTAGACGTGCCCTCGCAATACGTCATATGGAGCTACCAGTTGGTGAGTTCATTAGAGAAGGTCTTGAAAAGGACGTTCCCAAGAACGCTAGAAAATTATTAGAAGATAACGTCGTGGATGAAATACGTCACGATAAAGCGTTACAATACATAGTAGATGCACATGGTGCAGATACTCAAGCAGAAAATGAAGCTATGAGGTTAAGAGATGCTTGGATTGAACACCCAGACCACACCATTACCAAAGCCTTGGTTGCAGAACGAGCTATATTCTTTGTTCTACTGCCTTTCTTTAGGTTTACTGGTGATCCTGCTCTCAGAACAGTATCAGCTGATATTTCCAGAGATGAACAAATCCACGTGGCAACTAATAGTCTTGTTTGTGCTGAGTTGGGTCTTGTTCCTAGTAACTCTTTGGATAAACTTCGTAAAGCCACTATTAATTGGATAATGCAACCACTAGGTAGCAACTCCGATAAATATTTGGACAAAAAATTTTGGCTGGATTCCAGCGACCGCTTAATGTATGATGGCAAAGCTCCACAGCTTTCCGAGACACAGGCAGGTCGGATGCCAGCATTCTTTGAACACTCAAATGTCAATCTCCCTCAATACTCTTAAATTACATAACGAGCGAGTGGAGGAACTGCTAAAGAAAGTTGAAGATAATTTTCAATGGCAACCCGTCCACCCCAAGGAGGAATTAGCCTCCATCATGTACCGTGCTGGTCAAGCCAGCGTGGTCGAATATATAAAACAACTAATAAAGGAAGAAGAATAATGTGCGTAGGCGGATTATTTGGAGGCGGTCGTAGACAAGCACCGCAACCACAAAGACAGCAACCTGCTCCAACAATGAAAGCAGCTGCACCACCACCTGAGATGGTAAGTCCTGAAAAAATTAAGGATGAACAAGGTGATGAGGATAAATTATCAACAAAGAAAAAGAAAGCTCTCGAGATTAAGAAAGTTAAAGAAGGTACTAAAACCTTTGGAGCTATTAACCCTGCTTCTTTACCAAGTACACCAAGCGGTGGTATTAACCAACCATAAGGAGGTACTATGTGTTTAGGAGGAGGAGGTGGATATACACCACCACCAGCACCACCCAAACCAGTCTATGAGGCTGGACCAGAGTCCCCCCCGGACATGGTAAACGATCAAATCATTGACAATGCTAACCCAAGAGAAAATCAAGAGGCAGCTAGAAATGAAATGGATCCCCCAAAAAAGACTAAGCTAAAAGTTCAATCAGATAAGAATCCGGGAATGATGTAATGAAAGCACGTGATAGATACAATCAACTGACCGTAGGTAGAAGACAGTTCCTTGATACCGCAGTTGAATGTTCAAGATTAACGTTGCCTTATCTTATCCAAGATGATTTAACTTCACGTCCCACTCACCAAAAATTATTTACACCGTGGCAATCAGTAGGTAGTAAGTCAGTTGTCAACTTGGCAGCAAAACTTATGCTTGCATTGATACCTCCACAAACAAGTTTTTTTAAGTTACAAGTTAGAGATGATAAACTTGGTGAAGAGTTTCCACGTGAAGTAAAAAGTGAATTAGATTTATCCTTTGCCAAAATGGAAAGGATGGTTATGGATTATGTTAATGCCTCTAGTGATAGAGTCGTAGTCCATCAGGCATTAAAACATTTAATTGTGTCTGGTAACGCATTAATATTTATGGGCAAAGATGGTCTTAAGAACTTTCCCCTCAACCGCTTTGTAGTAAACAGAGATGGAAACGGGCAAGTCATAGAGATCGTCACAAAGGAACTAATAAGTCGTAAGCTACTAGGTATGGATCTCCTAGAAGCTATGCCGAACTCCGCAGGAGATGACGGCCACAAGACAGGATCCGATGATCAAGACGTAGAAGTGTACACTTACGTCCGACTCGATAATGGTCGATGGATATGGCATCAAGAATGCTTCGATAAGATACTACCAAACAGTCGTAGTACTGCTCCAAAGAATGCGAACCCTTGGCTTTGCCTAAGGTTTAACGTAGTTGATGGAGAAGATTATGGTCGTGGTAGAGTAGAGGAGTTCCTCGGTGATATTAGATCACTCGAAGGATTATCTCAGGCTATCGTAGAAGGCTCTGCAGCAGCTGCTAAAGTAGTCTTCCTTGTATCACCATCCTCGACAACAAAACCAAAGACTATAGCCGATGCTGGTAACGGAGCGATCGTTCAGGGTAGACCTGATGACGTTGGCGTTATTCAGGTAGGCAAAACAGCTGACTTCAGGACAGCAGCAGAACAGATGTCAACTTTAGAACGTAGGATAAGCGAAGCTTTCCTTGTACTACAGGTTAGACAAAGCGAAAGAACAACTGCGGAAGAGGTACGCCTCACGCAAATGGAATTAGAACAACAGCTAGGTGGACTCTTTAGTTTGCTCACGGTTGAGTTCCTAATACCATACCTCAACAGAACATTACATATGCTACAACGCACGAATCAATTACCAAAGATTCCAAAAGACGTGGTACGTCCACAGATAGTTGCTGGTGTTAATGCTTTAGGTAGAGGACAAGACCAACAGTCACTTGTTCAGTTCGCACAAACTCTTGCTCAAACTATGGGACCAGAGATCATGGCTAAGTTCCTTGATCCGGGTGAGTATGTTAAACGACTCGCAGCAGCTCAAGGTATAGATGTACTTAACCTAGTTAAGACACCTGAAACTATGGCGGCAGAGAGAGAACAACAAATGCAACAGATGCAGCAACAAGAAATGCTTAAGCAAGCTGGGCAATTTGCTAACTCTCCTATGATGGACCCAAGTAAGAATGAAGGTATGGCTAATATGATAAATGACGGATACGATCAATTACAAAATGGCAACACAGAAGGCGAGCCGCCCACAGAAGGTGGCGAAGAAACCCCTCCCGAAGGTTAGCAAACCAGAGTCTCTCGTTGAAGAGAACGAAAGAGCCACTCCAACTAAGTTTACTACTAGAGCAAACATAGGACCAGATCCTGAGCTAGTAACAACATTTGGTTTAGGCAACCTAAAAGTAACCACCGCTAAAGGATACAAAGATGACGGAAAAACTAACGTATGACCCAACTCCAGCAGATGCTCCTGAGTTTACAGAAGATGAACAGGACTCACTAGCCGTTGCTGAGAAACTAGGTCAACAAGAATCAGAATTATATGCTGGTAAGTACCAGAGTGCAGAAGAACTAGAAGAAGCATACATCAATCTACAAAAAAAATTAGGAACATCTGATGATGATGAAGTAGAAGATACTACATTAGATGAAGATGAGTATCCTGAAGATGTAGCTGAAGGTGTGGATTTAATTACTACTGCTTCAGAAGAATACTTTGAAAATGATGGACAGTTATCTCAAGAAACAATGCAAAAGTTTACAGAGATGTCTAGTTCAGAATTAGTTGAAGCTTACATGGCAATCAGAGAACGTAATCCTGATGTAGATGCAGGTACATCTTCTCCAGATTTAACAGATGCTGAGATGAATCAAGTATATAATTCAGCAGGAGGAGAAGCAGAGTACGGAAGATTAACAAGTTGGGCAGCTCAAAACTTATCAGAAACTAAGTTGAATGCCTTTAATGATATGATAGATAGAGGTAATGCTACCGCTATCCAAATAGCAGTTTCTGGATTACGAGCTGAGTATGAAGCTCAAGAAGGTTACGAAGGTAGGATGCTTACAGGCAAGTCAGCAAGAACTCAGGATGGATTCCGAAGTCAAGCTGAAGTTGTACAAGCTATGTCAGACCCTCGTTACGATAGAGATGAAGCATACAGACAAGATGTGTATGACAAACTCGAACGTTCTAATGTACAATTTTAATTATGTCTAAAGCATATGATCCATCTGCACGTATAGATACGATGCAGGTAAAGTATAAAGTAAATACTACAGGTGATCGTTGGTTCATTCCTTATAATGACAGCGGCACCACAGCTGCACAAGTAGCACAATGTAAAAAACAAGTTGGCAACACAGCTGACGGTACAGACGCAGGAGCTGAACAGTAATGCCCGGACACTACGGAGAAAAAAAGAAAAAGAAACGTCCATCTGCTGGAATGAGGACAGGATCTTTTCCAACACCACCTAAGCCTAAAGCACCTAAAGCACCTAAAGCTAGAACAGGTTCTTTTCCAATGAAACCTAAACCTGCTAAAGGTGCTTCAGCAGCTGCAATGAAAGCAGCAACCATGGCTCTTCTTAAAAAGAAAAAGAAAAAGTAATGCCTAACTCAAGAACTGGTCCTGATTACCTAGACAAAGGTAAGAAGAAGAAGAAAAAGAAAGAGTCTTTAATAGACAGATTAAAGAACAGAAAAAAAGCGACAGAAGACGCTATAAAAAATATGTAATTATGACAGTCAAACGAAAGAGTGTTAGTCTCAAAATAGGCAAACACAAAAGTCGTTCAGGCGGCTTGACAGCTGCAGGTCGTAAGAAGTATAATGCAGCAACAGGTTCTAATTTAAAAGCTCCACAACCCCAAGGTGGTCCACGAAAGAAATCTTTCTGTGCTAGAATGGGTGGAGTCAAAGGACCTATGAAAGACAGTAAGGGTCGTCCAACACGGAAGGCTCTTGCATTACGTAAATGGAAATGTTAACATGGCACACAAAGGCAAAGGATCCTGTGGATCAAAAGGCAAAGGAGGCAAGCGATAATGCCAGCTAAAAAAGGATTATACGCAAACATCCATGCCAAGAGAAAGCGGATTGCCGCTGGCTCTGGCGAGAAGATGAGGAAACCCGGAGCTAAAGGTGCTCCCACCGCTGCTAACTTTAGGCGTTCAGCCAAGACAGCAAAGAAAAAATAGATACTTAGTGGCGACCCGAAACTATCGTCCTCGCCACAGGTATTTCCCACTCTTATTATTACTATGATTACTACCGAATACGGTAAGCAAAACATACATGCAAACGAAACTCCACCGAGAGTTATCCCTAATTACCCAATAAACAAAAACCCTATTATGACAAACGAAGCAGAAAGATTTAACGGCTGGGCAGCTATGCTCGGATTCGTTGCAGCTCTTGGA